CAGTAACTACGTAAAAAACTGCATTTTCTAATTTCTGTGCTCCAGATGGAGCAACTGTAACAATCGCATGAGCATCAGCTGTTGCTCCATTACCACCAATAATAACAACATTTGGTCCTGATGTTTATCCAGTACCACAATTAGTCAATTAAATATAAATAACCTTTCCATCTAAAACAGTTGCTTCTGCTGTTGCTCCACTACCATTGGCATTATTATGCGCAAAGTACTGTAACATTAAAGTTCCAGTACCATTTAAAACAGTACCCGTAGTATGAGTTGGTGCCGTGGTTCCAGAAACACCAGTATTTGTTACTAGATAAGTTCTTTGAACAGTTGCTGATACCACAACCTTAAGCATTTGACCATAGGTATATGATGTACTAGCAGCCCAAGTAACTGCACCCTGAGACCCAATATAAACATTGGGTGCTGAACCATAACTATAACCACCAGATGTTAAATTAATACCCTGTACTTCAGTAGAGTATTGATCATCAAATTGGTCGTAGGTAGTTCCATTAACCCAGTCATGTCTTAAGATAACATAAGCAACGTCAGTTGGTTTAATTTCTTTTGCCGTGATAATTTCATTACGAGTTTCTAATTCGTAAGCAAAACTATCAATCGGTGTTGGAGGGGTTAACTCATCTTCCCATGTCAGAGTTCTACCCAAGAAATAATAGTATCTTGCGTATCTAGATGAGATCTCATTGTATAGACCATCTGCAATAGAATTATGCAGAGTGGTCTTCATTAAAGAAGATGATGTCGCCATGTTTTATCCGAAAAATTAACTTACTGTAATTACCCAAGTGATTGCGATAGAGTCACCTGCTGCTTTATTAACAACTGGGAAAGTTGTGCGACATAGCAATGTACCAGAAGAAGCAGCATTAAAAATACCAGCTTCAGTAATTGCACCAGTACCAGTACCAGATGGGAAAGTTGCAGTTGCAGTAACAGTATTAGTAGAAGCAGTAAATGCACTAACAGTAACAATACCTGCTTGAGTTGCAAGTGCTGTATCACCAACTGCTGGAGTTGTTGTACCAGTACCAATTGCCATGTGGCTCATGACAGTTGATGCAGTACCAACCATACGAGAAGCAATATAGTTCTTACCAACTGTAACAACTAAGTTAGGCACTTTCTTTGCTTCTTTTAAATTGCCATTTCTGTCAAATACAGAAATTGTTAACTCGCCTTTAATTCCTAAAGTTTCTTGTAAATTCATAAAATTCTCCTTTTATTAATTATCCCGTGAAGGTGGATTCACCTGTTGTATAGTTTCCACTATCATTTGCAAAATATGAACTGCTAATTGGATATGGGTCATTATATGCGTTTAACCAAATCCCACCACCACTACCAGTTGCTGTAACTGAACTCGTATCTGCTGTTGTCCCATCATTTAAATAATGGGTAGCCAATGATTTATTTAGGACAACAAAGGGAACAGTTCTTGTGCCATTCGTTCCAGTTTCAGAACTCATTGTAACAGTATTACTATCAGCTGTTATTCCATCATTTAACAAGTTTGTAGCAATAGCCTTAGATATATCTGCATAAGGCACTGTTCTGGCTTCATTGATTCCTGTTGTATCACTTAACGTAAATAAATCACTATCTAATGTTGTACCATTATTTAAATAATGATTAAATAACTGTGAGTTTAGTATTTTGGTATTAGCTAATACACTAATACCATTTCTTGTTAATGAACTATATCCATAAGATATAGTTGCTTCTGATGGAGTAGCTGAACTAGTATCTGCTGTAGTACCATCATTTAAAAAGTGAGTGGCAAGACCTTTGGTTGTTGCGAAAAATGGTACTGTTCTAGTGCTGTTAGTTCCAGTTTCAGAACTCATTGTTACTGAACTAGTATCTGCTGTAGTACCATCATTTAAAAGATGTGTAGCAATAGCCTTTGTGGTAACTAGAAATGGTACTGTCCTAGCACTACCAGTTCCTACTTCTGAAGTTGGTGTGACTAAATTGGTATCAGCTGTAGTACCATTATTTAAAAAGTGAGTGGCAATGGCTTTAGAAACACCCTTTGTAGAAATAACAGCATCAGTTTGAATTTCATCTTGAACAGCAAGTATCAAATACTTCAATGCAAATTCTAATGAAGTTCCAGTATCAAATTCATTTCGAATATCAAACTCACCAAACAATGCCATACCAGCTGGGTGTAGCAATGTTTTTACTGCAGAACGATATACATCTAGACGTTCATCAATTTTAAGAACATAGGCAAATGCCTGATAGTAACGACTATCTTGAATAAAGATAGCATCATCTAAGAACCCATCATTCGTTGTATAGTATCCTGGATATTTTGCCAGAGAGTTTAATGTAATTTTAATAACTGCAGGTTCATCTGCATCTAAAATTGTATACTTGTTATCAACGAAGAATTCACGAACAGTTTCACCTACATAAGTGCCATCCCAATATGATGTTACGTTATAGTTTGTGGTGTTGATAGTACCCTGCTCAAAGAAACCATTTAAAGTTTCTGAGAATGCAATTGATGTGCTTGGTGATGAACCAGAAATAACTAAACCAGTAGCACCAGCACTTGTTGCAGAAACACCACCATATGGTAATAATGTTGCAGTAAAGTCTGTGGTGTATCCAATTCCATACTTAACAAACTCAAGTGATTCAATACCACCAGTATCATTTACACGAGTAACCTTTAATACAGAACCAGCACCCTGACCATTTCTAACTTCATATAATTCACCAACTTTAAATTTCTTACCAGCACGCTGAATCTCAACCTTTGATGTAGTTGCCAATACCGTGGCATCAAATATGTTACTATAACGAAGTTTATCGCCAATGGTAATATTACCAAAGAATCTACGATCTATAAACAATTCGTATATATGTTCAGATATCTGAACTGAATTCTCTACCTCAATTTCAACATATTGTCTTTTATCAACCTGAATGCGAAGAATCTTTGTTGCAGTAACAACATCAACAATCTTACCAACAACATCTTCTGGACTACCAGCATTGACATATACAAATACAGAAACGTCTTGATTCCACTTACCGTCAGATGCACGAAGAATTTGTCTGGAAGGATAGTCAACTACAACTTCTTTATTGAATAAAATTTTAAAAAGAAGTTTGAATGATGATTCAGAACCTTTTGCTAGGTACTGATCCTTCATCTTACTTAATAAGAATCTTTCATTGACAACAGTATACGGAATATTATGCGCAACCTCATTCTTGAAATGTTCAATAAATGAGTCAAGAGTTTTATCTAAATCTCTTAGTGTTGTAAATTGAGAATCGTAATTCTGATCCAAAAACTCATAATATGCTTTTATGAATTCAATGAATGTTCCATAGTCTTCCCTTACAAACTCAGGAACCTGAGAAGGGAGAACTGATGAGATCTTTGGTCTGGTAATCATTAGTTTCTACTAGAAGTGAATTTATAATTCTTTCCACCACGCAGATCACCATTTGCAGTTTTATCAACAATAGCAATAACAGTTAAATGATCACGTGCAATTTCAGCAATTTGAGTATAAGCAGAAACGATATCGTTTGATTGTGGTTTAAAAGTAATTTCCCAATCAACGTCAGCCAATCCAGTAATATTCAAGTTCTTAATATTTAATAATCCATTAGCATAGTCAATAGTCCCAATTGATGGATTGACAATAAATCTTGTACTTCCAGTTGCACTATTCGATGCAACATTATAATAAAGTCTAATATTTCCTAAACCATCATCTTCAAGATAATGAATCTCTTCACTACCGTAAATATAAAATCCTGTTGAAGAAACAGCTTCTTCAGGCACACCAGCAGAATAAACTGGGTTAATCATGTTCAATGTATACTCAGCTGACACATTGTAACGTGGTGATACTTTTCTACGCATCAATACCGTTGTTATGTTACTTACAATTGCCTTTTCTGAAGTATCAATTAAACGACTAAGTTCAGAGAATCGGAACACTCCATCAAATCTTTGAAGTTTGGAATCGTCATAAGCCAATATAGTATCTGTA